AAATTGTAAGTTTAAGATCACTCATTGTTCTTCATCTGCTAAAACTATACGTATGACACCATATTCAATCGACACCGAGCGAACTACATACTTCACCCCATCAAGAGTTACGCTTTGCCCCTTTACAGGCGCACCAATAGCTTCTTCAGATACATACAGCTCAGTTAGATGCTCAAATACACCTCCATTGGCAAAGCTTCCTGAAGCTGTATCTAAACGATCATCATCTACAAGACACTTTATTGATTGGCCTTCATACTTGTGTACGTCAGAAAACTCATCAACATTGAAAAATGTCTTGTCTATGTCATTAGCTATTGCATCTTTAAAAGACATTACTTTCTACCTGTTTTTCTTGATGTTGGGATTTTGTCGATAAGTTCTTCTACTGAAGGTTCATCACTTTCAGTGATTTGTTTATCAACAGTTTCAGCCTGTCCGGCTTTAACAAGTTTTTGGGCAAGTTCATCGTTCAATTCGATAATCTCGCTCTCAAACTTAACTCCATCATCAGTAAGAATGTTCTTTTTTAATCTGATGTTCATTTTTTTATACCTAAATCTAATAGTCTTAGTGTCACTGTGTTTAACCGTGAGTTACAACACAGTGAGTTACGACTAAGACACAACCTTTACGGTCCAGAAGCCTAAAGGCTCATTAACAATCATCAGAGGTGCTGACTTAATCTGTACGATTCGGCCAGCATTCTCTCCGGTTGCCTGTAACCATGAATTTGGAACACGGTCACCTACAACCCACTGATGTTCATTCTGCTGAACGTTGATAATGTCAACAAGGCCGTATGCTCTGGTGGTATTAACACCACGACAAGCAATCAGAATTGAATCTTCAGGAATTAAAGGCACATCCTTACCGGTAGCATCGTCGTAGTACCACTCGTCATATGTATAGATGTCCAGCTGTGGTAAACGCAGAGTACCAATAAAGCCCACACCATCTGCTAAAGTTGAAGGATTGATCTGACCTAAGTCGATACGACGGGAGTTGAAAGCGGTTGTATCACCCTTTAAAGCGTTGATTAAAGCATCAACAGCCTTAGAGCCAGCGATTACCTCTACAGGAGTTAAGCCGGACAACTGAGTGATGTTGCGGACAATCTTACGAAGATCGGTAATTGGATCGGCTCCGCTTGCATTCCATGCCTTTGTTGCTGTTAAATCAACATAAGGCTTGGTAGTTAAACCGTCCCAGAAATCAAGCTGATCATCAACATCCTTACCCTTGATAATGATTTTACCGGTGGTTAAGGCCTGAGCACACATAACCTCTTCACGACGTGTGATTTCCTTGTCCAGCTCATAAAGATCTTTAGCTAAGATTTCGGCTGCACGCTGATTAGGGCTCTTAGAAGAGTAAATAGCTTCACCAGCTGAACGCTTTAGTGCATCCTCAGCTGTAGATACTCTAAATGGAGCTACATAGGCAGGCTTATAAGTCTTGGTTGAATAACCGTCTCTAAAATCCTGTGAGCCGGCTGAACGACGTGATACGAAAGGAGCAATCTTACGCTTGCCACGTCCTACGATATCCACATCAACAGCTTCAGTTTGGAATGATTCGGTATGACCAAAATATCTGTCTCTTAAAAAAGTTTTTGCACGAAACTCGCTTTCACTGACCATTGCCAGCATTGTGCGAGGCTCAAAAATATTAATAGTTCCCATTTACTACTCCTAACGTAAAATAATGCCAACGTTGCGTGCTGACAGGAATAAGTCATCAACTGCAACAGAGTTTGCTGCTGTAATTTTGGCTTTATTAAAATCACCATTCAGATATACGGTTACAGGTACATCAGCTTCTGATGCATCTACATCGTAAGCAACTACGCCAAATACCGCATCGGTATTTTGGGCAATTGCTTTTGCTTTGCCGTCTGCAAAAGTTACAAGCTCACCTCGCTTTAAAGCTGAACCTGTTGCGGTTACAGTTAATGATCTAACATCACTACGATTAGGGCCTGCGAACAACTGATCATAATCTACAGAGCCTAAAACTGAATTTAAGTTTGACATCTATGAACTCCTACTTTGACTTTGCTAAACGAGCAAGTTCTGTTTTTACAGAATTTACAATCTCATCTTTCTGTGACTGAGCGTAATCCTTAGGTAACGCCCCCTCAATTGGCATACCAACATCAGCTAAGTCATCTGCCAGAGATTCACCGTCTTTCTGTAACTGATTTGCTGAATTTGTCAGTTGCTGTTTCTGATCTTTTAATGATTCGATAGCAACTTGCTCGGCTGTCTTTGGTTCATCAAACATAGCCTTAACAACAATGTCATGATTTGAACCAATATCAATATCAACTAAGGCTTTGATACGCTCGCGCTCTTTGGTTGATGCTTCTTTAACAATCTGCTGATATAAATCAGGATGATTGTTCTTAAGATCTATAGCTGTCATTAAGATAGCTTTATCTGCTTTCTGCTCTACATGAGCTGTTGGCTCGGCATTGGCTACAGCAGACTTTGTAATATTGTCTTTTGCCATTAATTTCTCCTTTGGAAAATGTAAAGACAAGTTATCTAAGTCCCACTCGTAGCCAGCAACAGCTAGAATGTGACCACCCTTGAGACAAGCTGTTACAGGCTCGCTCTCGTTTAGCTCATCTGCAAAACCAAGTTCTACAGCCTCTTCAGCTGTAAGCCATGTCTCTGCATCCATGAGTTGTTTAATTTTTTTCTCATCAAGCCCAGTCTTTTGAGCATAAATATTGCGAATTGACTGAGCACTTTTATCTAAAACATCAGCTTCATGTTTTAAATCATCTGATGTACCTGCTACAAATGATGATGGATTGTGAATCATCATCATTGAGCCTTTATCAATCACGCACTTTGCATTTTTAAGGGAGGTAATGATAGTTGCAGCACTTGCAGCAAGACCTGCTACATGAATAGTTACTTGGCCTTTATGCTGTGACAGCAGTCCGTTAATTGCTAAAGCTGAAAAAACCTGACCGCCTGGAGAGTTAACCATAACTTCAAGCTCGTCATCTGCGTTAATCCCAGATAACAGGTTTTTAACTGTCTTCTCATCAAAGCATTTATCTTTTTCAGACCATCCCTCACAGATTGGCCCATAAAAAGAAAGGCAGGTTTTACCGCCTGCTTTCATTTCAATTTTCATACTTGTTACTTCCTAGGTTTGTCATCAGAATCGTCTTCTGTGTCGTCATCATTATCTGTATCAGGTGTTTGAACAGGAGATACAGGAGCTACAGGAGATACAGGTTTAATACCACTCTCCTGCATTAACCTTTCTTCACGTTTACGCTGTGACATGATGACATCAAAAGACATACCAGTAAGCTCTGCTGCTTCTCTGTCTCTTGTACTAAAACCTTCTTCAACTCGAAGTTTTGCAGCTTGTGCTTCCTTGGTAGGATCTAACTGACCTTGTGTATCACCAGCCCAATCGGCTCCACACCATGCCTTTTTAATTGAAGGATCAGAGAAAAAGCCAGGAGCAATAACTCTTCCCTTTGCAACAGCTTCAGACAGCCATTCTTCATACACAGGCTGACATAAACGGTTAACAACCCACTGTCTGCGCATACGGAACATCTTCCAAGCTTCAAGAATTGCACCTCGAGATGCGCTGTAAGATGATGTAAAACTCTTGAGTAAAAGCTCGTATGGAATTTCAAGCGATGCGCCTATCTGTCTGCAGATGGCGTTAACAAAAGGTTCAAACGCCGTGTTTGGTCTTCCTGGATTAGAAGTTTCGATGTGCTCACCTTCGGCTAGATTTACAATACCGCCATTTGATAAAGACACGTCATCAGGATCTGAGGTTAATTCGCTGACAGCTAAGCTGCTTCCGTCAGGTGCAGTTGATACCATAGGATCAACACCGCTTTCTGGATTGTCATGCGTAATAAATACAGTGAAGTATCCGCTCACAACCGCTGCAACAAGCTCTGCATCGGTATATCTGCCTAACTGCTTAAAAGCTTCAATGGCTGGTGCTAACAGTGGCACACCTCTACGCTGTCCAGGTCGTTCAATATCACACATCAGATGTAGCATATTGCGACGACCTGAACCACTATAAGCAGGTATACGTTTCCAGTCATTTATGGCATCGTTAAGAGGCCTGTGCATTGAATATGGATGATACTTAGCTACATAATAGGCTACAGGCTCTCCATAGTGACCAATTTCAACACCTTCAAGAATTGAAGTATCTGTTTTAAATTTTGCTACAGGGTCACATACTCTGTCAGCTTCAATCAAAGATAAACGTAAATCATAAGGAACACCTGTGCGCTTAATGTAAGGCAATGCAACGAAGCAGTCACCAGACATCAAAGCAGATATAAAAGCCAGAGCCTGAAACTCGTAGAAGTTACACATACGTGCTGCATCGCATTCAGGACTTTCAGCCCACAAGAGCCATTCGCGCTCAGTATTCTTCTGCCACTCAACTGCCTGTTCTTCAGTAAGTCCCAGCTTTTTGTAATCGATATGAGAACTTAACATCAAGCCAGAGCCGATTACGTTGGTTCTTACAGCTTTAATTGCAGATGTCGCAAGAGGCACGCCCATATAGAGATCGCGGGAGCGTGCTCTTAATGTCTGTATGTTCTCTACGATGTCCTCATCTGCAGATGCGCTATGCGCCATCCATCCAATTAAGGATTTACGTGCATAGCTGGCACCATAGTGGCTGTATCCTGTGTTCAGAACTTTGCGTTGTGCCAGTCCTGAAAGTTGTCTTAGCTGTTTTGTTTTAACTTGATTTTCTGTCATCTTAAAACTACAACCTTAAAAATCCTGAGGGATAGCACGTTGAACATAAATACTTTTATGTCCACTTTCACATTTTGTTACAATCGAGCTCCAATACTCTATCTGGCTTTGAATATCATTAAGATTTGCTCTTGTAAGAGAACGTGAACCGATTGTATAGCTCTGTCCGGTTGCGATAGCATCCATAGCATCAAGCCACATCTGAAGTTTTTGTTTAGCGACCTCATAAGGTATGCCACGATAACTTTTTAATGTTTTTGTTACAGTCATCAGATGACTCCTTTAGAAAACTTTCTGCGCCTTACTGCAGGTCTTGCCTGAGAAACTATATGCCCTTCACCGGTATTAAATACCAGCCGTTCATAAAGTGGTTTCATGAACTCAATTGCAGCCGTCGCATAAACGCAACAATCTAACGCTTCGTTACGCTCTCGAATTTTCTTCCACCCCTCTGTGATTTTGCTCTTTTCGTACTTTCTGAAGAAAACTTCTGCGGTTAACTGTTTGAAGTATTCTTCAGTAAAGCCGTTATCACGACCTCGAGGAAAGTGAACAAAGCCCGGTCCAATATCCTGAATGGCAAGACGCTGCATTACAAGACGTTTGCCGGCATCAACACCTAAAACAAAGAGATGAGCTTTATAGCGATTGTTGCTGGTAGGTCTGTCAACAATGGCACGGCCTAAAGTTGCCGAACCTTTAATAGAGAACACTCTTGAGCGTTCACGTGGCTTAGTGTACTGATACACCCTATCAGTCAGAGTACCGTCACCAGAGTCAATAAACGTACAGGAGATGTTAAGCTCTCTGTTATCTTCAAGTTCAAACTTTTCAAGCAGAGCTACATCAAGAGCTGACCATACTTCTGACAACTTTGGATCGCCAGGTATTATGATGTGCTTGATTCCATAACATTCGTAATCTTTAGCCCATCCAAAGACAGTAGCCTCAAGACGATCATGCTGAACATCAACACCACAGGTCAGCATCAGAATTTCTTTAGGAAGTCCTGTATTAGGATAGAACTCTCTACGTTCTGACAGCTTCTCCCATAAGTTCAAATCTGCTTCATCTTCATGCCATGGTTCACCAAGCTTTAAGTTAATGAACTCCTGAAGGCCTTTTTTATCCTTCTTATGATTTGCATCAACCCATTCTTCAACAAGATCACGCAATTCAACCCATGGAGAACACAAAGACGTTAAGTGATAGCCAATGGTTTTGGCTTCAGGATTCTTAGGAATCCATACACCAGATTCAAGCAGATAAGGATCAGGCTTTCCGTTGCCTCTTACTTTCTGATTGCAGTGAGGACACTCCATCCTGATAGAATTTTCGTCAAGATATCCTTGCTCATCATTCGACCAGTGAACATTGCCCCACACCATTTCAAACTGCTTACCGCAATGAGGGCAGGTTACAAAGTAACCACGCTGATCTGACTTCATGAATTCTTCATAGATTGTCGGACCGCCTTCACGTTGTTCTGTAGTTGGTGTTGAAACAAATACAATCTTTCGGTTAGTGAAATTCTGTGTTCTCTGAACTGCAAGTTTTAAAGGATCACCTTCCTGAGTTGAGCCGTATCTGTCAATTTCATCACAAAGTAGTACACGTATAGGACGAGATGCCAACCCAGAAGGTGAATTGGAACCTACCATTGCAAGATAACCACCGGTGAAATGCTTCATACGGATAGTTGAACTTGATTTTCTTGAGCGCCCCTTTTCATCAGAAACCGTAACGCTCATTTTTTCTTTCAGAACTGGTGAAGCCTGAATGGTAGGATCAATACGCTCTTTGGAGAATGCTTCAGCATTTTCTACAGTAGGTTGAATCATCATGATTGAAGAAGGTTCCTGATCTATGTAGTAACCCATCACATTCATGAGAAGTTCTGATTTGGCAACCTGAGAAGCAGCCATAATCACAACCTTTTCAACACTGTGAGATGTTGCCATATCCAGAGGTTCCTTCATGTAAGGAACTCTGCTAGTTCTCCATTTACCTGGTTCAGGTGATGTTCCAGGTGCTACAAAACGGTATTGATCTGACCACTCCGAACCAGTAAGCCTAGGCCTAGGCTTTAAAGTTTTATTTAGAGCGGAAAAAAATAGATTCATAGACTTAAAATAGAGAAAAGCACAGACAATCTGCAACAATCATCTGTGCTTAGACGTTTTATATACAAGGATATTTTATGAATCAGAACAATCTAACCTTAAGCATTGATCCTGCCCTACAGCAAGCTATTGAAAGCATATATAAGTTACACAATCCGACCATGTTGGCTCTCGCTAAAACTGTTTATTCAGTCAACAAGATATTTTATTCTCAGGAGTTTGAAACTATTCTCAGAACAACATTCGTTGCCATGGAACCATCAATAAAATTGGCTATGGCTGTAAAAGAACTTGTTTCTCCTTCCCTGGCTAAAGCAGCAGTTCAGTTTGCTCAACATGCTAAAAACTTATCTTCAATCATCAATACGTTAGATACCAATTCTCAGAATGAACTCTGTTCTGAAATAAAACGATTAAAGAAAGAAGATTTTCAATGTATTGTTAAAGGTTATGAAAAAGTTGAATCTCTTGACAACAAATCCAAAACAGACTTTGATAATGCAACGCAAAAGTTATCAATACATGAATCAACTCAAAACCTGATTAGTTTTGCAGATTTAGATCCTATTGCTATCAAAGCAGAACTTAAGAATATATCCAATCAATTAAATGTCGTTGCAAAGAATACAAAGCCTAAACCTCTATACCAGGTAATTATTAAAGATCTTCTAATAGGTCTTGCAATTAACGGACTTATTTATGGAATTTCTGAGATTTATCAATACGGTCAAACAGTTTACGAACAGAGCGTACAAAAAGAAATTCATAAACAAGACGAGACACAGCAACAGCAAGAATTCCAAGACAGAAGAATGATAATGCCACAAATAGCACTATCAAAAAGGAATCTACCTGCACAGTATAAATGTTAGTTGTTTCTCCAGAATAGGCTAAGGAAATTAGGTCTGGAAGACCATTTTTATATAAAGAGTAAATCACAACACTTACGACAGCACAAAAGACTGGATAAATAGCCAGTTTAATCACTGTATAACATATTGTTAGAAGTTTCATTTGACTTATTCCTTTACATTTAACTTCTGAGAAATCATGCCATACCACTCAATCAGATGGTTATAGTAGGTAGCTGTGATATCACAGTCTTTTGCAACAATCATTTGTTCTGTAAGTAATCTTTGAAGTTTTGCCTGGTCTTTTCCACTGCATCCACATTTACCTTGTGATACTGCTGTGGCAGATCCGGCATCTTCGGACAGTGTTGCTGTGTCGGAATCGGTGTACTCTGAGAACTGCAACTGCAGAGCATTAAGTTCATCGATAGCACTAGTATAACGCTTTTCAAGATCATCCAAGTCTTCCTGCGTTTTTGCTGCATTGATTTGCGCTGTCTTCTGGTGTTCATGTTCAACCTCCAGCTGTTGAATCAAATTAGCTCTTTCTTGCTCCAGTGCATTTTTAGCAACGTTCAGACGTTCAATTTCAGCCTGATCGTCTCTTGTAGCATAACCGGCGATATAACCAACCGCAAAAGCGACTGCACCAGCAATCAATGTATTCTTAATGGATAACATTGGGAGACTCCAGAAACGAAAAAAGCCCACATTTTTTTAACTCGAAAAAGAAAAAAGCGTACCCAACAAATTAGGAAAAGAGGCACGCTTTTAAATAGACCTTATTGATGTAACTGCTCATTAGTTCTCGTTTCGTTCAGAACTTTAGATCGGTACCAGTCGGATGCACGACACTGCGCTAGGTGCATGAGCTTGTACTCTTATGCGCAATAATACTGTTGTTTTTATGGCGGCACAGTATCAGGCCGCTAAAACTGGCGGATAAGACAGGACTCGAACCTGCAAGCCTATTTCTAGACAACTAGTTTTCAAGACTAGCGCATTTACCAACTCTGCCACTTATCCATGTGGTGGAGTGTAAAGGATTTGAACCTTTGAGCCGTTTTACAACGACTGATTGCTTAGTAGGCAACTGCAATAAGCCACTCTGCCAACACTCCATTGTCCTCAGATGCGCCTTGTAGTGTTACAAGTGAGAGAGAGACTTTACACTCTTTTTACGTTAAAAGTGAGAGAAAACTGTAAAAATACCCTCTTCATAACAAAGAGGGTAAAAACAAACATAAGGAGTAAATATCACGAAGCGAAATTGGCACCGGCTGAGGAATCGAACCTCTCCCTAATCGCTTGACAGCCTCGAGCGGTCAACTCAATGACCACCACACTGTCAGACCGCGCTCGTCAGCACAGCCTAAGCTGATCATGTGCTCCATACACCAGACCGGTAAGCTGTAGTTTTCTATCCAATAAGTTATTGGCAAATGGTATAAGAAAACTACAAAGCCCCTTACGCATATGTTCAAACTAAGATAGAAATAGTTTTGCTTCAGCTTTACGGCGCCTAGTTAAACCTGCAACTTCAACACCACCAGCTTTGTTAATATC